GTGAAGGACAAGAAAACTGGTAAGGAGCGGATGATTGAACAAGTCCGTGATGATGGAGAACTCTGTGAAAGTGTAACCGATCTTATTGATAAAGACCCTGCTGTTGGTATCTTGGAAGGGCTTACAGTAATCAGTCACCGACTAGCAATCTTCAAATCCTTCCTTGATTCACATAAAGATGGTTGGCTTAAGGCAGAGATTGCTGGGCTTACTAATACTTTCCGTTTCAAACACTCTAAGCCTCTAGTAAACCTTCCCGGTGTTGATAAACCTTGGGGTAAAGAGATTAGAGGTTGTTTGTTGCCACCAGAAGGGTATGTATGGGCTGGTAGTGATATGGTTTCGCTTGAAGACAATACTAAGCGTCATTATATGCAACCACTTGACCCTAAGTATGTAGTTGAGATGAGCCAAGAGGGTTTTGATCCTCACCTTAACCTCGCACTATTTGCAGGGGCAGTTACACAGCAACAGATTGATAGTCACAACAAAGGAGAAATTAGTCTAAAACATATTCGTAAGAAATACAAAGTAGCCAACTATAGTTGTATCTACAAAGTTGGTGCAGCAAAGCTAGCAAGGGAACTAGAAATTCCTAAGAAGGAAGCTGAAGCCCTCATCGAAGCCTATTGGAAACGTAATTGGTCTATTTTGCGAGTGTCGGAGACGCAGAAAGTAAAACTTGTTGGTGGGTCTATGTGGCTACAAAACCCTGTGTCTAAATTTTGGCATAGTTTGCGTAGTGAAAAAGATATTTTTTCTACGTTGAATCAGTCAACAGGGGTTTACTGTTTTGACAACTGGCTTTACTACACACGCCTATTAGGACTTCCTATTGCTGCACAGTTCCATGACGAACAACTTGTCCCGGTGAAGATTGGGAATGAAGACTTTGCTAAGGGTGTCTTGAAGGATGCTATTGGCTTTACTAACAAGAAACTTAAGCTTAATGTAGAGCTTGATGTTGATTGTCAATTCGGAAGGGACTACTCCAGTGTCCATTGACACAGCATGCGCTAAGCAGGCGCATAGAAAATTATGCTTCTGCACACTAAATAATTTCCGAAAAAGACTTGACTAACCTATAACAACAACCTATATATAACAACCAACCAAGTAGGTTAGTCAATGACAGTAGAAGATTATATAAAAGAAAATTTTAGATATGACCCAGATACGGGATTTATTCACAGGGTCTACAGCAAAGGTGAAAAATACAAAGAACAGCCTTTTGCAGGAAGTCTCTGGAACAATGGGTATGTTCGCATTGGTGTTCAATTCAACAAAAAGAGAGTTCGGTTCCAAGCACACAGACTGGCTTGGCTACTATATTATGGTGAATGGCCGAAGTATCAAGTTGACCACATAAATAGAAATCGGTCAGATAACAGGATTGTAAACCTGAGGGAAGCTAACCCCATAGAAAATAGGTGGAATTGTTCTGCTGCCAAAAATAACAAACTTGGAGAGAAAGGTATACATAAAGCAGGTAACAAATATAGGGTTAAGATAACCCATTTAGGTAAGCGCATAGAAATAGGTAGGTTTTATGATTTGCAAGAAGCAAAAGAAGCCTACGCAGACAAAGCAAAACAACTTAGAAAAGACTTTTGTGGAGAAAACAATGAGCACTAAATATACCGAAGTTACTACTGTAGGCGAAATTTCTTGGGCAAAAATCTTTGAGTCCAACCGTGATATGGACGGTTATGAAGGTTCTTACACTGATTGTGAAGGTGCTTATACTCTGGTGCAAGTGCTGGATAAAGCACAATTCGAGAAACTCAAGAAAGCAGGTTCTCAGAAAAAACCAATCCAATCCCGTATGATGGATGGTGTCATTGCAGTTAAGTTTGAACGTAAGCACAAAGTAACCACCAAGAATGGTGAAGTTATTGCTAAAGCTGGTGGTGCACCTAAAGTAGTTGGTCCTGATGGTAAGCCTTGGGATATTGAAAAAGACGGTTTGATTGGTAATGGCACTATTGCTGAGGTTACTAACCTGATCCAGACCTTCGGTTATGTGGATAAAGAGGGTAAGCCACAAAAGACTTCACGGACTGCATTGACTAAGATTAAGATTGTTGAGTTGGTTGTTTACGAGCGTCAAGAGGAAGAGACTGAATAATGAAGATTATCTTGACCATGCAGAGTGACTACGGAAAACAAGTCACTATTGAACAAAATGACGTTGATTACCTCCAAGATTACCTAGAGACTATCCTATCATTTACCAAAGCTATTGGTTATGATTATGTAGAACATGTCGGTGTGATTAAACACGGTAAAGAAGAAGAGTGGACCCAGTAATTGACTAAGATTAATGCTCGACTGATTGCAGTTACTCAACCTACTGTAGAAGTGGCTGCGTCTAACTCGGAGGCTCTAGTTGCATATTGCGCTAGGGTCTCCAACCCTTCTAATCAAGATAACCCTGACTACAAGAAACTTCTTGGTTATTGTATGGATCATCATCATTGGTCAGTGTTTGAAATGGCTAATGCTATTGTTGAGGTAGAAGCCCCACGAGACATTACCCGTCAACTTCTTCGTCATCGTAGTTTCAGTTTCCAAGAGTTTAGTCAACGATACTCAGATGAGATTGAATTTACAAATCGTGAAATTCGTAGTCAGGATTTGAAAAACCGTCAAAACTCTAATGATGATCTTGACCCAGAAGTTAAAAATGACTGGCACGATTATATTGAGGAAAATATCCCCGTTATTCAAGGGGCTTATCAACATCTTCGTAATCTTGGTGTAGCTAAAGAGTGCGCTCGTGTTATCCTTCCTGAAGGACTGACTATGAGCCGTCTATATGTGAATGGAACACTTCGTTCTTGGATTCATTACTTGCAAGTTCGTGAAGGCAATGGAACTCAGAAAGAGCATATGATCTTGGCTAATAAAATTCGAGAGGTTCTTGAACCTGCATTTCCTACTGTATTTGCTATGATGAAGGAAAATGAGAGTGAAAGTTAATATTACAGATGTTGATGTTGATCTAGGCACATACGAGATTGAGTGTGATGAAGAAGCAAAAGTAAAACTTGTTGCTCTTGGGGTTTGGTTTGCTATGTCTAAACAAATTTACAACCTTACTGACGATGAAGTTCTTCTAGCTTGTGAGTATTATGCTAAAGATCGTGATGAACGTCTAAAGGCCTATGAAGCAATTACTACTATGACTGAATACTGGGAGGAACCTAGATGAAGTTACTAATTGATTGTGACATTATTACATACCACGCTGTTTATTCTTCTGAAAGTTCTACTATTGCAGGTTTGGTCGATAAACTTGATAGTATCATGGAAAGTATCCTCTCTGCCCCAGAGGAACCTAACTGTGACTATCAAGGTTATCTAACTGGAACAGGGAACTTCAGACACGAAATCTCTGATATTTATAAAGCACAACGGCCAAAAGAGAAACCAGTAATCCTAAAGTTAGCTAGGCATTATTTGGTAGATAACTATAATGTCTCTGTGGTCGATGGTATTGAAGCGGATGATGCTATTGCTACAGAAGCTAATAGGATTGGTTATGAAAATGCTATTATTGTATCAATTGATAAAGACTTCATGCAAATCCCTTGCACTATCTACAACTACCAAAAACAAACTTGGAAAGTAGTTAGTGAATGGGAAGCTAAGGTAAACTTCTACACTCAGGTATTGACTGGTGATACTGCTGATAACATCAAAGGTCTACATGGTATTGGTCCTAAGAAGGCAGCTAAGATACTTGAAGGTTGTGAAGATGAAGTTGCTCTCTATAAAGCCTGTTTAGAAGCTTATGAAGGAGATAGTGAACGTATTTTGAAAGGTGCTAATTTGCTATGGCTAAGACGACACGAAGGTCAGGTATGGCTACCGCCCGATCAAAAGGTTATAGATCAGGCCTAGAAGACAAGGTTGCTGCACAACTAAAAGAAAATGGTATTTCTTTTGAGTATGAGAAAAAGAAGGTAAAGTATGTTGTCCCTCAAAGTTCACACACTTACACACCTGACTTTGTATTTCCTAACGGCTTGATCATCGAGACTAAAGGGTTATTTTCCTTAGCTGATAGAAAAAAGCACTTACTAATCAAAGAACAACATCCAAACCTTGACATTAGGTTTGTATTCACTAACTCTAGGACTAAGATTCGAAAAGGTTCTCCAACATCCTATGGTGATTGGGCAACACAGAATGGCTTTAAGTTTGCTGATAAGTTAATCCCAAAGGAATGGCTAGATGGAGACGACAACTAGTGGTAAAGGTATTGTTGGAGATACTACCAACTATTCTTGGGTAGGCATAACTGATTATGAGCAGTTAGCAAGAGAGGCTGGTTTTTCCTTTATTAAAGGAGAGGAAGATGGTGAGCCTTGCATAAAGTGTGCATCAGACTTACAAGATATTTATTTCTTTGGGGATATGGAAAATAAAAATACTATGTCCTCTTTTTACTTGCAAGCCTTGATCATCCATGGTATCAATGGATATTGGTTTAATGGTTGGTCAAAAGACTTGATCTACAACACTGATGAAATTGGTTTGAGTAAGCGGGTTTATCCTGAACATCTAAGGAACAATAAATGAGTGAAAAGATTTATAACATAATCAGTGGCCCCTACCACAGTTCAGAAATTCCTGACTGGGACATTGATACAGATGGTTGGGGACTTCCGTATGGTGAAGGGTGGATGCTAGTAGTCCAGATGGATGATGAGCGTGGCGTAGGGCTTAAGGTTGAAGAAATCATTCTTGAAACTCTTGAAGATGCTCTAGAGATTGTTGATTGGTTTAAATCGCAGATTGTTCCGTATGATTGGGAGGAAATTGATTGAAAGTTCTTTTTGTGGTATGCAGAAAAACTTCTCCAGAGAATAATTGGGAACCTTTTCGAGGTTTCGCCAGTTATGAACGTGCTGAGTCTGTTATTGAAGCTCTGTTCGAAACTACTGAAAGCCCGAATTTCTACAAGATCGAAAAGGTATGGACAAACGATGTCTAAAACAGCAATTGTCTATACTTGTAGTCATGCTGACCCTTCACATTCTAATGAACGGTTCTCATGGCTAGGTGACTTCATTGAAGATATTAAGCCGGATTATGTGGTTGACTTGGGTGATGGGGCTGATATGCGTAGTCTCAATAGCTATGATACTCGTTATCCACAAGCTATCGTAGCGCAGTCCTATCAAGCTGATATTGAGTGCTACAATGATGCTCAATCTCGTATCTGGGATCGTTATTCACTAAAGAAGAAGAAGCGCCCTTGGCGTATTGGTTTCGAAGGCAACCACGAGAGGCGGATTCATACTGCACTTGCACATGATCCACGACTAGAAGGTGATAAATACGGTGTTAGCTTTTCCCATCTACAGACAGACCATTGGTTTGATGACTACCATCGCTACTCGAACGGTGGTCCGGCGATTGCTGATTATGATGGTGTGTCTTATGCCCATTACTTCAGTAGTGGTAACTTTGGTTCTGCAATGAGTGGTATCCACCACGCATATTCCCTCTTGCAGAATCGTAATCATTCCTCTACTTGTGGGCATAGCCATAAACGATCTATTTATTTCAAAGATGGTAGTCACCCACATGGTATCATTGGTCTTGTAGCTGGATGTTTCAAAGGTGGTAAAGAATCTTGGGCCGGACAGTCCAATAATGATTGGTTCAAAGGTGTTGTAATTAAACGTGAAATCAGTAATGGTATGTATGAACCGCAATTTGTATCTCTGGAGGCTTTGAAGAAAGCATATGGATAAACTAAAAGTTTTAGATTTATTCAGTGGTATTGGAGGTTTCAGTCTTGGATTAGAAAATACAAACTATTTTGAGACTTCAGCTTTTTGCGAGATTGAATCTTTCCCTAAGAAAGTCTTAAAAAAGCATTGGCCAAATACCCCTATCTACGATGATGTAAGAGAATTAAAAGGAGATATGCTTGGACACATTGATATCATCACCGGAGGGTTTCCTTGCCAAGACTTGTCAGCGGCAGGAGATCAAAAAGGAATTGGACAAGATACTCGAAGCGGGCTATTCAGAGAAATGGTTCGACTTGCTGAAGAGTGCAAACGTCCATATATCCTCTTTGAAAATGTCTCACGGCTTCTCTCAGGACCAAAAGAAAATAAAGGGGAATGGTTTTCCGAGTTTCTCTGGTCCTTGGCCGAAATCGGGTATGATGCAGAGTGGTTTTGTATTACCGCTTCCAGCATTGGAGCGCCACACCTCAGAGAAAGAATCTGGGTATTTGCCTACCCCAACGAAGCACAATTCGAAAGAGGGGGCGTATCCCGCAGAGTATACCAGAAACACACCAACTTTAGCAACTCATGCTGGGGGAAAGATAAACCCGGAGTGGTCAGAACACTTGATGGGATTCCCAATCAAATGGACCGACTTGGGGCATTAGGTAATGCTGTTGTTCCACTAATACCACAGATCATTGGAGAAGCTATTTGGGAAACTGTTAATTATGAGTAAACGTTCACCAGACTTTGAGAAAAAACCTCGGGATTCATATTTTACTATTGACCCAATTGCTGTAAAAGTTCTTAATCTACACCTTGATAATAACACTATCTTTGTAGAACCTTGTGCTGGTGGGTTTGATCTTGCAGGGATGCTTGTAAATAAGGGGCATATTTGCTGTGCAGCATTTGATGTTATGCCCATGTCTGATAAAGTTTGTCAAAAAGATTGCTTAGAAATCTTCAAGCACGATGTTGGTATTGCAGAAGTGTTGGTGACAAACCCGCCATTTACTTGGTCAGTTTTATATCCATTAATGGACCATATGATCAGTCTACTACCCACTTGGCTGCTACTTCCTGCTGATGTGATGCACAATGTTCGTATGGGTCCATATATGAAGAAGTGTGTTAAGATTGTAAGTATTGGTCGCATGTATTGGATGGAGAACAAAATTAAAGGGGTAGAAAATATGTGCTGGTATCTTTTTGACAAAGACCATGAAGGGCCTACACAATTCATTGGAAGAGCAACTAAGTGAATAAAGAACAAATTAAACAGTTGATTGAAGATCATGGTTTTGTTAAAATTCTGAAAGACCATGACTTGACTTTGTGGAAAACCCTTGACATCCTAGATACTCTAGGCTATGTAATGCTAGAGAACTACGAAACAGAGGACTATTAATGGGATACCATTATGACTAGATATTTTTATGAGTTTGATACAAATAAAAATCAATGGACAGTGTTTGATAAATCTTATCCGGCAAGACAGTTTTGGGTAGTGTCTGAAGAAGATGCTGAGGATGCAGTGGATTTGTTGAACGATCTCTATAATAAAGCAAACAAATGAAAGATGATGACACTATGAAGATTGGTTTCCTGCCACTTCTAACCCTAGTCCTGCTAGTCCTGAAAGCTACAGGCTATCTTAATATTTCTTGGCTGCTAGTATTCGCACCTCTTTGGTTGCCTATTGCTGTAGCACTCCTTGTGGTTCTGTTTATTAACATTTGGGCGGTAGAAAAAGATGACTGAAAGTATTGAACCACATCGTTACGATAACATGAATGACTTTGACGCTTATCAAACCCAAGCAAAAAAGACTGCTATTTATCCTAAGCAATTTGGGCTGATTTACACTGCTTTGGGCATGGCGAGTGAGACTGGTGAATTTTGTGGTAAGCTGAAGAAATACATTCGTGATGGTGTATTTGACGACAAAGCTGCTGCTGATGAACTGTCTGACGTTCTTTGGTATTTGGCTATGTGCTCAGAAGAACTTGGCTATGATCTGTCTGAGATTGCTCAAATGAACCTTGATAAACTAAAAGACCGTGCTAACAGAGGTGTTCTTTCTGGAAATGGGGATAAACGATAATGAATGACGATATTGGTGATCTGATCAAAAATTTTATTGAGTGGGTAAAGTTTGCAAAGACAAGTGAGTTGGAAGAATTTGCTATTGACATTGCAGATACCCTGCTTGAACTAGAACAAGAAGACTACTTTGGGACTGAAGGTCTTAATAAACGGTTTGGTTAATAAAGAAAGAAGAAAATGAACAATTACTTGCCTACCGACTACCAATCTTTCATTGCAACTTCGCGCTATGCTCGTTGGTTGGAAAATGAAAATCGTCGTGAAACTTGGCCTGAAACTGTAAGTCGTTTTGTTGAGAATGTTGTAAAGCCTAAAGTTGAAGACAAACAAATTGTCAATGAAATTGAACAAGCAATCTTGAACCTTGAAATCATGCCTTCCATGCGGGCTATGATGACTGCTGGACCTGCATTGCATCGTGACAACACGGCTGGCTACAACTGTGCTTATCTTGCTGTAGATGATCCTAAAGCATTTGATGAAGCTATGTTCATTCTTCTTTGTGGCACTGGTGTAGGGTTCTCTGTTGAACGTCAGTATATTAGCAAACTGCCTGATGTGCCTGACAATATGTTTAAGAGTGAAGATACTATTGTAGTTCACGACAGTAAAGAGGGTTGGGCTAAGGCACTTCGTAAGGTAATTGCTATGCTTTATGCAGGTGAAATTCCTACTTGGGATGTGTCTAAGGTTCGTCCTGCTGGCACTAAGTTGAAAACCTTTGGTGGTCGTGCTTCTGGTCCTGCACCTTTGGTTGACCTGTTTAACTTTGTCATCAATGTATTTGTCAATGCTCGTGGACGTAAACTATCTTCTGTAGAAGTCCATGATATTCTGTGTAAGATTGGTGAAGTTGTTGTTGTAGGGGGTGTTCGTCGTTCAGCTATGATCTCTCTATCTAACCTGTCTGATGACCGTATGCGTCATGCTAAGAGTGGTCAGTGGTGGGAAAAGAATGGTCAACGTGCTTTGGCTAACAACTCTGTAGCCTATACCGAGAAGCCTGATATGGAGACTTTCCTTCGTGAATGGACTTCGTTGGTTGAAAGTAAGTCTGGTGAACGTGGCATCTTCTCTCGTCCTGCATCTAAGAAACAAGCTGCTAAGAATGGTCGTCGTGACACTAATTATGAGTTTGGGACGAATCCTTGCTCAGAGATTATCCTTCGCCCACAACAATTTTGTAATCTTTCCGAGGTAGTGGTTCGGGCTACAGACACTCTTGAAGACCTTGAACGTAAAGTTCGTTTGGCCACTATCCTCGGGACTATTCAATCTACTTACACTAATTTTCCTTATCTTCGTAAGATTTGGCAGAAGAATACTGAAGAAGAACGGTTGCTTGGTGTGTCGTTGACCGGTATTATGGATCATAAACTGCTATCAGGCAAAGGTTGGGAAGAACGTATTCGCGGAGAATATTTTCATAGTAAAGAAGCAAAAGACTTTGGGGAAGAGTTTTGCCTAGAAGATACTTTGGGGGTATTGAAAAGTGTTGCTATTGCTACTAATGCTGAGTGGGCAAATCGCCTTGATGTTCCAGTTTCTTCTGCAATTACCTGTGTTAAGCCTTCCGGCACTGTTAGCCAGCTTGTTGATAGTGCTTCCGGTATTCATGCTCGTCATAGCAGCTACTACATTCGCACTGTTCGTGGAGACAACAAAGACCCTCTGACACAGTTTATGAAAGACCAAGGTATTCCTAATGAACCAGATGTAACTAAACCAGAAAGCACTACAGTATTTAGTTTCCCTCAGAAATCCCCTGAAGGCGCTATTACTCGTAATGATATGACTGCTATTGAACAACTTGAACTGTGGTTGGTCTATCAACGTCATTGGTGTGAACATAAACCCTCAGTAACGATTACTGTCCGTGAACATGAATGGATGGAAGTTGGTGCTTGGGTCTACAAACACTTTGATGAAGTGTCTGGTGTGTCGTTCTTGCCTCACAGTGACCATACCTATCAACAAGCACCTTATCAGGATTGCAGCAAAGAGGAATACGAACGTATGCTAGAGATTATGCCTGATCGCATTGATTGGTCTAAGTTGTCTGAGTATGAGACTGAGGATACTTCTAAGGGAACCTCTACGTTTGCTTGTTCTGGTGGTGCCTGTGAGCTTGTGGACCTAGTGTAAAATGTATTACATCCTTACTCGCGAAGATTGCAAGTGGTGTGATAAAGCTAAAGCATTGCTTGATGATAAAGGATTGGGCTATCAAGCCCTTTCCTACCAAGAACATCCAATCATTAGCAAGTTAATTAAAATGACAGACATCAAGACAGTTCCTCAAATTTGGCTTGACAACGAACATATTGGTGGTTATTCAGAACTGTATAATTTATTCTTGGGTAGTGAAAACAATGCTAAAGAAAACTGAAGGTAAGCGTGTATCAAAGTATAAAGGTGCTGAGAGTGAGAACCTTTCTCGTATCAGTTCTCTACTTCCTTTGAATGACAACCAGAAACTTTACATCAACGCTCTAAAGACATCAGATCAAGTCATTGTTTGCGGTTTCTCTGGAACGGGTAAGACATTTGTTGCAGCTACTCAAGCAGCTAATATGTATGCTATGAAGGAAGTTGACAAGATCATCATTACTCGCCCTAACGTATCTGTAGGCAAAGACCTAGGATACTTTCCGGGGAGTCTTGAAGAGAAGTTTGCTCCTTGGGCTATGCCTGTCCTAGAGGTGCTACAGGACCAGTTGGGTAAGGGTGTAGTAGAGACTGCCATAAAGTCTGGTAACATTGAAATGGCCCCTCTATCGACTATGCGGGGACGTTCATTCAAGAACGCCTTCATCATCCTAGATGAAGCCCAGAATACTTCTGTAGCCGAGATTAAGATGTTTCTAACTCGTATTGGTCAAAACTGTAAGGTGGTGATCAATGGGGATATTCGACAGTCTGATGTGCAACAACAATCAGGTTTGTCTAAGATCATCCACCTAGCTAAAAAGTTCAATATGGATGTTCCCATTATTGAGTTTGGTGTAGAAGATATTGTTCGTTCTGATATTTGTAAGAATTGGATCATTGCGTTTGAAAGTGAGTAAGATGACCTTCAAGGTTGGTGATAATGTTGTAAACAAGACCTCTGGTTATGTGGGGATCAGTCTGGATGGTGTTACCCATTTTGCAGTTAATGGTATGACCTTTAGAAAAGAGGATTTTAGTTTGGTAGAAAAGATGAAATATAAAGTTGGTGATAAAGTTCGGGTTGTAGCTAATAGTAGCTATCACGGGTTTTGTAACGGTGATATTGTTGTAATTGATAAAGAAGATGGTGGAAATTATCATGCTTATCTTTTCCAAAATCCTTCTGAAGCATGGTTTGTCTTGCAATATGATATTGAACCTTTCATCGCCCTTCCTGAACAACAAACTAAATCTCCTATGGAAGTTGTAGATAAATACTATGAAGACTTGGTGAAAGATATTATGAAACCTGAAGTTGTTGAAGACGACCCTGTAGAAAGCCCTTCACACTACTCCAGCGACAAGATTGAGTGTGTTGACTACCTAAAAGACAATATGCCATTTGAAGCTTATATTGGCGGACTAGAATGGAACGTGAAGAAATATCTTCATCGGTGGCGACGTAAAGGCAAACCTGTAGAAGATTTGAAAAAAGCACGTTGGTATTTGGATCGGCTAATTAATGAATTGGTTGATTAATATGGTTGGTGCTATCTTCCTAATCTGCCTTGTTGTAGGTTTTTTATTCTATGTCTCTGATGACCAGTATTAAAGGAAATACCTAATGGGTCCAACTATTGAACTTGCCTATCAACTTCGTATCTGTCTAGCTACTGCATTCTCTCTTTATCTAAAGACACACAATTATCATTGGAATGTGACTGGTCCTAACTTCAGTGAATACCATAAGTTCTTCGGTGAAGTGTATCAAGAGGTCTGGGAAAGTGTAGATGACTACGCTGAACATATTCGAACTCTAAACGAGTTTCCTCTTGGTAGTCTTGCGGAGTTTGCTCGTAATTCAGCTATTCTAGAGGCTACAGACAATATCCCTGCCTATGCTATGTTCAAGCAACTTGAAGATGATAATCGTATTCTTCTCGAAGAACTAAGTAAGGCACATGATCTTGCTGTAGAAGCTGGAGCGTATGGTATCACTAACTTCCTTGAAGGACAGATTGACTACCACAATACTCTTGGGTGGAAGCTGAAAGCCTTTACCCCTCTGATGTAAGAGTAATACTATAGCATTGCTTTTTGTCATCATTTGCCAAGCTATAGTATAACAGTTTTACAAATAAAAATACCCCGTAGGCTCCTTGACTGGAACTTACGGGGCTTACTTTTAGGTTAAATCTATTAATCTTTGGACTTATATAAGTCTAGAATATCTCGTTTTATTTCTTTTACGTCATCTTTCAGTTCTTTCCAAACCGTCCGATCTTCTTCTCTACGCTTATCTCTGGCCTCAATTTCTTGTTGAAGCATAGCTATCTGCTTTTGATTAGTCAAAACAGACCTGACCAGCCATGTGACGGCACCGAAGCACAAAGAAACAACCCCTGCATAAATTTGATTAACATAATCAGACACGTTTGAAAAGCCCTCTTATCCACCTTGAAATTTCATTTGGGCTTGGTAGCAACCAGCCTAATACTAATAAGACGATCATCCAGATTGGGGTTTGCTGGATATTAACTTGATCGACTTTACTTGCCTCTAGGCTAGAGACTTTGTTGATTATGTCCCTCCCTGCCGTAGAGGTTTCTTGGTTAGCGACTACTTGTTGGGTAATGTCTTTACCAACATTAGCGCTGATTTGTGGTCCACCCCCACCAAGTGCAGCCTTAGTGATGAGTTTAGCTGGACTACAAGAAGCAACAAGAAGGGTGAAGCAGAGTAAGGTAATTCTAAGCATCTGTCTTACTTCCCTTCTTGCTAAACAAATCTGTTTGTGTTACTACAGTTTGTAGTCCATATGCAGCTAGAATGAAAGCCATATAGGGCCACACTAATATGTCTAGGATAGCCTTGTTCTCTACAAAAGAGGACAGATAGACAATATGTAACCACATACCAAAGGCTAGTTCTCTTTTGTAGGACTTGGTAGACATTACTTGATCATCCCTTTTGCTGTAACTTGCAACCCAACAATACGGTTAGTCCAACCACGACCATATCTATACCAAGTATCAAGAGACTTCATAAATTGTAGTCGTTGTTGTGTAGTTTTATTTACTACGTCCTGAGGGTCTGCTTTCTTTACAGCAGTTAGGGTAGCTTGACCTATCACACCATCATCAGTGACACCTACAGAACGTTGTAGCCACTTCACAGACTGTTTGTTTCCAGAGTTGATAGCTGCATCAAAGACAACAAGATCAACACCAGAAGGTAGCTCATCACCTTTAATGACATTCCAATAGTCTTTCTTGTAAATGTCAATGGCTTGTTGTTTGGTAAGTGTTTTGATGTTTACTTTAGGGTATGCTTTTTTAGAGATACCCCAATTAGTTTCACCACCGGGATCAATAGGATCATTAACATAACCGCCTTCTGATCCTAGTGCATGATTGATAATAGTTTCCCAATTCTCTTTCATAACTACACCATCACTGATACAGCTTGTTCAAACAAGGTATCCATTTGTTCAGGGGTATAACCTAGAAGCCAACCAAGTTCATCCATAGTAGGACTTGTTCGTTGCCATTCGCCAGCGTTCTTGATTGCTTCTCGCATAGCCCAAGGAGTATTAGGATCAGCAGCTATTGTATCAAGTGCAGAGCAAGTTGCTTCTCCAAGAGTAATACGGCCTTGAAGTCGAGAACACTTCATTGATTTACGAAGTTCTTCAATGGGGGTTGGTTGTGGCATTTCTTCGGGAAGCATTTCCCTTACTACAGGTTGTCCATTAACCCAAACTAAAATGTTAGCCATATTACACCTCAATACCGAACACGACGACGATACATGTAAACAATACCACCATCAATACTACCAGTAGATGCAGAGAACCTAACTTTACCAATTTTCTGTGCTGTAGTGTGGTTAACTGCTACATTACAAGAATTGCCTACTGTAGTTGAGTTAGTTGCATCTTCAACAACATACCCATTTATTAGGTGGGACTTAGAAACTTTTCTCGGATAAAAGATATTAGCGTAGCCAGAGGTTGTGTTTGCGGCAGTAGAAGGTCCAGTGAAAAAGTTGCCTGCCGAAGAGTAAGAAGCACTAGTTTCTCTATATAGAGCTACAGCAAAAGCAGCGGGAGATGAGGCCGTCAAAGATACCGTTTCAAAGATAAACATATAGTCATAGTCATCTGCAAAAGCAGGGCTTTCAAAGGAAGCTACGTTACCACTCACAGCATTAGAGTAGATAATCCCTGTGCCACCAGAAAGGTAATCATAAGGTTGCCATCCTGCAATGTTCAAAGGGCTTCCTGATGCACCTTCAGCCATAGCAATAGGGTTATCTCGCAGTTTAGTCATCAAATCAGCAGTGATCGGACTATCAGGATCAACTTCTGAGTTAGCAATAGAAATATAACTTGTCATGTGTCGGGAACCTTATCTCATTTCATTCTTCGCCACAAGTGGCTAGATTACTACATATGGGCTACTACCATCAGAAGCAAACACTAAGGTTCCTCCATCAACGATATAACCACCTTTTGATTTCTCTAGGGCTGTTGCAGACCCATAGTTATTAGCAGTGTTAGCCATTACCCTAGCAAACCTACCAGCATAGTCATAAGCCTGTGCAGTGACTTCTACTTCGTGTCCAAACTTTGATTCAGACAACTTAATGACTTGTAGGTTTGTAGCTACAGGATTGCCTGTTACATCAGTTACAGCACGAGAAGTAACTTCAACAACATCAGCAAGACCAATTGCTCTATCCTTAGCATCAAGGGTAATGCTATAAGTCTTTGGTGCAGTATTGAACCTGTTAAGCAATCTGATTGACAACAAGCCTACAATGGAATCTGCACCCATATTGAGCCAACGACAAAAGACTTCTCTTACACGAGTATCCCCATAAGCCTTCTTACTTTCTGATTCACTATCAATAGTGACTGTAAGACGATCATAGTTTTCTTTAGCTGAAACATCTTTAGTTGGATCAGTCTGAACGCTATAGAAATGGATTTGGGTTAGTCGGTATTGGTCAAGGTCTTCTTGTTCGATTTCCTTGATGTTATTCCTGTCAGAAAGAGGATATGCAACATCATTGAACAACGGTCTATTACATTTAAGGCCAATCTTCTGATTTACATCATCCCACCAAATACTAATACCAAGAACAGCCAATTCACCAACAAGTTGATTAACACCAATTGGTTTAGAAATGATAGTATCAAGATAGACTGAACTCATCCAGTCAGTAATCTCAGCAGCCCATGTAGCACTGTCAATATAAGAGCTATTGATACCAGCATAGTTAATCAACAAATCTTTGATCACATCATCAACACGAGCATGAGTATATGCAAGTGCTTGTTGGAAGCTATCTCCTGCACTGTGAGTGGCAGCTACAGTATTTGATAGACCTCGACCAGTCAAAGTCACTACATCACCTGAGCGAGTGAATGTGACGATCTCAGAGCCTATCGTAGCATAGCCACTTGTAGCATATTCTGAACCAACAGAAGTTGGAGTAAGGGTAAAGGATGTATCAGCAATACCCATGTCAACAGTAAGAGTGCCACGAGAAGCCTTAGGGGCTACAGCTTTCTTGTTGTCAGCTAGAGCAAGAATATCCTTAGCTTCAAATGTGACATTTCCGTTACTGTCAGGACCAGTCATATTCGTAATGATGTAGTTACGAGTTCTTGTATTGACTAAAGCACCGCCTTCAATGTATCCATCTATGATACGAAGAGGACGGCCAGCATAGTAAGGATTACGAGAACGTAGCTTAGAGAAGAATGAACCACGATCTTTAGGATCATATCCACTTTCATCAGTCTGAGCAGCTCCAGCAATACGTTGTGCTTGGTATTTATCAGAGTATACGTCATTGGTAGGAAAATCTACAAGATCAACCTTTACTGTAGCCCTACGACCAAAAGCACTAAGGCTTTCATCAGAACCAGCAATGTTAACAGTAGACGACAAAGCAGAGATATTAGTAAGGACTGGGAAGTAAGTCCCAATACCAAGAGGGAAGTTTACCCGAGGACCAGCAAACCTATATGTCTTGGTATTGATTGTTGTTGTGGTATCTAGTGTATTACCATCATAAGCAGATTTGTATTGACAGGTGGCAAAAGTATTAAAGCACTTACGCACACCTGTCGTGCCAAGAACGGCAAGGCAAGGAGATGTTCCATAAGTGCGAGTGCAATAATCAAGATCAATTTCTACGACCTGGATCGGCTCTCTGTTATTGGACATACGCCTCGACCTCCATTGTCACATCAACCCAATTACCAGTTTCAGTAAAAGTAGGTCTCATTTCTGCATTAGGTTTACGCCAGCAATAGCCAACGTCTTTAGTAAAAATACTTGGACCAGAAGCCCAAATGAAAGCATGACCACCATTATACCAAGCTTTAAAGGGCTGTAGATCAGCTTCAGCAAAAGACCGAGAAAACGACACAAGTCCAATAGAAGTTTCTGCACCTTGACGAAGGATACGGTTTCCAAGGAATTGCCCTCCAAGACTTTTAGATTGAAGAAGTTCAACTTTTTGTGCTTGCCAGATAGGAGTATATCCGGGTTTAACACCACCGGGAAGGACAAGTCTTTGACCAATTGAAATGATACCGATATAAGGTATTGTCGATCCCGTGATATAGACCCTCCAATACCTAGCAGACACTGAAGTAATAATACCCAAAATTGGGGTATCATCAGTAGGAACTACCGTAAGGGTATTGTTCCAAGTAGAATTGTCTGTAGAATATTGTAGAATAATGGTTGAACCACTAGAACCTAGGTTGTGTGCCACAATAGCAAAACTATCCACAGTTTTTGCACTACCAGCATCTACCTTAGACCATGCAGGCAATGCTGTAGGCTTCCAGTAATCAAAGGTAGTTTCTGTTCCAACATTGGTTGCAACCGTTGTAGTATCAGTCGTAGAGGCTG